TACTTCTGGCGGCGGCGCTGGCGGCGCTGGATCTAATTCATTTAATGGAACTTATTACGCAGGTGGCGGCGGCGGTGCCGCTCGTAACGGCCCTGTTGGTTCTGGAGGTAATGGCGGCGGCGGTGCAGGCGGAGTTATGACCACAGGCACTGCGGGAACAGCTAATACTGGTGGCGGCGGTGGTGGTTCGACATCATCAGGAACAGGAACTGGCGGCGCTGGCGGTTCTGGTATCGTAATCATCAAGTTCAACTAATGAGAAGAAGGGGCTCATTATGGATAAGCAGACGAAAATATACAGGCTAATGGGTATTGATACGGCAATGCATTTATTGCGCCCCGGCGCTGCTTGGGAAATCAGCAACAATCAATTCACGCGCTGGGAAGACGAGCGCCCATGTCCAACAATTGAAGAAGTCTACGAGACGATCGACAAGATCAAAGCGTTTGAGGATAGCATCAAGACGATCTACACGTCCAAGCAGCTTGAAGAAATGGGCGTAAAGCAGCAGGAATTAGAGGAGGCTCTTGGTGATAATTGAGAACCTTTATCCAATTCCGATTGGCTTTTTTAAGCATGAAGAAGGCATAACGGAAAATCAAACGACGTTTATGGTTGAGCAAGAGCAGCGGCCTAATGACGGCAATACAAGCAGCGTCAATAGATATTTGATGAAAGAAAAGAAGCTCGCAAGTCTCACTACATTTATTGAGAAATGCGCGCATGAATATCTGATGGCGACGATCTGCCCAAAAAATGATGTTAGGCTTCGAATTACGCAATCTTGGCTAAACTGGACCAAGCCCGGGCAGTTTCATCATAAACATGCACATCCAAACAGTCTCATCTCTGGCTGCTATTATGTCAAAGCCAACAAGGAAACTGATAAGATATTTTTCTACAAAGATGGATATCAGCAGATTAAGTTCCCGCCTGTAGAATGGAATGCTTACAATTCGGAGAGTTGGTGGTATCCTGTCGGAACCGGCGATCTGGTGTTTTTCCCGTCTCATTTGACCCATATGGTTCAGCCAGTGGGCGGCGATGACACAAGGATCAGCATAGCTTTTAACACCTTCCCCGTCGGGCATGTCGGGGATGAAGACGAATTAACCGCATTATATTTGGGGAAATAAATTGGCCCACTTCGCTGAATTAGACGAAAACAATGTGGTTCTCCGCGTTATCGTTGTATCAAATGCCGATACATCGACGCCGGATGGCACAGAAGTAGAAAGCATTGGCATTGCTTTTTGCCAAAGGCTTTTTGGCGGAAACTGGAAAAAGACCAGCTATAACGGCAATCTTCGCAAGAGATATGCTGGAATCGGCTATACCTATGACGCCGCTTTAGATGCTTTTATTGCGCCAAGACCCTTTCCTAGCTGGACTTTAAACGCCCAGACTACTGACTGGGAGCCTCCAATAGTGTATCCTACGGATGGCAAAGTATATCGATGGGATGAGACGACGACGTCTTGGGTCTCAGTAGAGGGTTGATAGATGGCTGCGACCATAAAATGCGACACACTTCAAAACACATCTAGCGCAACTGCCAATGTCACGCTGGACGGCTCTGGCAATGCGACCGTTGGCAACAATCTGACGATCACTGGGCAGACCATACCGTCGAGCAGCTTTAAGCGGAATAGAATTATTAATGGAAATATGCAGGTTTGGCAGAGGGCAACGACATATACAGGGACGCCAAGTAGCGCCACTTATACAACTGTGGATAGATGGGCTTGTTATTGTGCAGCAAGCACGACGTATAGCCAATCAACAAGTGTTCCTACAACTGCTGGGTCTTTGTTCCAATATAGCTTAAAAGCTCAACGTCCTGCTGCTGCTGTGACGACTAATCCAATATTTGTTGTTCAAGCAATAGAAAGCATTAATTGCTATGATCTTGCAAGCTCATCGGTCACATATTCTTTTTGGTTAAAAGCGGGGGCTAATTTTTCTGGAGGAACTGTATCTACTTATGTGAATACTGGGACAGCTGCCGATCAAGGAGTATCTGGCGCTATTCTTGGAACATGGACCGGCGTTACTAGTCCTGTTGTTTCAACAATTACTCCGACAACAACTTGGACAAAATATACTGCAACGGGAACATTTGGCTCTGGTGTATTAGAAGCGGCACTTTTGTTTTATTTTACGCCTTCTGGACCCGCAGGCGCAGACGATAGCATCTACATCACCGGCGTCCAGCTAGAAGTGGGCAGCGCCGCCACTCCGTATGAGCGGCAGATCTATTCCGATCAGCTGGCGCAGTGTCAGAGGTATTATTACAAAATGCTTCCCGGAGGCGCCTTTGTTCCATTTGGCGTCGGCTATTGCACTGCAACGACATCCGCAACAAGTATCACAATATTTCCTGTAACTCTTCGCGTTGCTCCTACAGCATTGGAGCAATCCGGAACTGCTAGTGACTATCGAGTTTATACAAACGCTGGAACGACATGTAGTTCTGTCCCTGCTATAGCGTCTGGATCTGGCTCTGTGTTTTCTGTCTCGACAGTATTCACCGTCGTATCCGGTCTTACAGCGGGCGATGGGTCATACAATCAATCCTTAACGTCAGCAGCCTATCTTGCGTGGAGTGCTGAACTATGAAATATCAATTTACTGACAGCACTAATACGGTTGTTTTTAAATTCGATGATGATGGGCTTGCTCGTGTTTCGTTTCTTGTCGATGCTGATGGCCCACACCAAGACGAATACAAGGCTTGGCTTGCTGAAGGCAACGCGCCAAATCCTTACGTCCCGCCTCCCGCACCTCCAGAGCCAACGATTGATGAGAAGCTGGCGTCTGTGGGGCTAACGCTTGACGACCTCAAAACTGCTTTAGGGATTAAGTAAATGGCCATTACAATCTCAGGCTCAAACGGTGTTTCTGGTGTGGACGGAACGGCTGGAACGCCTACCTTTGAAGGCGCGACATCAACTGCTGGCGTATTCTATCCCGCGACTAACGCCGTTAGCGTTTCGACAGCAAGCACAGAGCGGTTCCGCGTTGATAGCAGCGGCAATGTGAATATCGGCACAACTGGCGTATCTGCGCAATTGTATGTCGCAAAGAACTCTGCTTCTGCGATTATCGGCCTGACGGACGCCGCGACGATTGCGGTTGATATGTCACTTGGCAATAATTTCTCCGTTACGCTTGGCGGCAATAGAACGCTTGGCAATCCGACTAACCTGACAGCAGGTCAAAGCGGCATTATCTTTTTAACACAGGATGCGACGGGAAGCAGGACGCTTGCCTATAGCAGCTTCTGGAAATTTCCTAATGGCGTAGCGCCAGTATTGACGACGACCGCAAGCGCGGTTGACGCGATTATCTACACAGTGCGTTCCACAACCAGCATCACCTGCAACTATGCTCTTAATATAGGCTGATCGAATGGCGCTTCCCGTTGAAGTCAATCCGCTCTTTTTGGAAAACCAATACGCCATTCAGCGGTCGTTGAGACTTCGTCAAGGCAATAGCAATAATGCGTATTTGAATAGGACGCCAGCTAGTAGTGGTAATAGAAAAACTTGGACTTGGAGCGCTTGGCTTAAAAGAGGAACTCTTGGCGCAAACCAAATATTGTTTGATTGCGATAATGGAACAACAGATGCAACTTTTGGCTCAATTGGGTTTCTTTCTGGGGATACTTTAGCATTCGGCGCATACAATCAAGCGTGGCGAATAACAACACAAGTATTTAGAGACCCAAGCGCGTTTTATCATTTTGTCGTAGCATTTGACACTACTCAAGCGACACCAATAAACAGAGTAAAAATTTATGTGAATGGCGTTCAGATTTTTAATTTTGGCACATCTAATGACCCAACGCAAAATACTGACTATGCTATAAACCAAAACGCTGTTCATAACATAGCTAAAACATATGGTGCATATGGATACTTCGACGGCTACCTAGCCGAAGTAAATTTTATAGATACGCCTATTATGGTTGGCTCAACAAATAGCACAACCACAATTACTTTAACATCTGGAACAACTTCAGGATTACAAGTCGGGTGGAATGTTGGCGGCACAAATATCCCAGCAGGAGCAACGATTAGCAGTATTACAGATAGCACACACTTTGTTATCTCATCCGCTGCTACTGGAACAGGTTCGTCAATATCGTTTGGCGCTACGCCTCCGCTATCTGCCTTCGGCCAATACAACGAGTTTGGCGTCTGGTCCCCGCGCAAGTATGGCGGTTCCTATGGGACCAATGGGTTTTATTTGCCGTTTAATGATCCAACGTCTGCAACAACGCTTTGCTACGACAGGCAGCTTGGATACACAGATACATCAAAGAATAATTGGACGCCCAACAACATCAGCACAACCCCCGGCCCCACCTACGACGCAATGACGGACGTCCCGCCGCCAAGCACAATACAGAATGTCGCGGCGGGGAATTATGCGGTTATTAGTCCTTTAGACATTAGTGCCTCAAATTCACAACGCCCTACAGATGGCAACTTAACTTATCCTGTCACAGGCGCATTTCAATACAGCGCAAGAGGCACAATATTTGTCACAAGCGGAAAATGGTATGCAGAATTTACTATGTCGTCCAGTGCAGCAATCGTTGCAGTAGTAAATTCAAGCGCAATTCTTTCTGGATATAACGCAGTAAACGGAATTTTTACATCAACCACATCAATATATAATAATGGAACACAAGTGCAATCTGGATTAGCTGCATTTTCAGCTAATGACGTTATCGGCGTAGCTTTTGATGCGGATGCTAACACTGTTCAGTTTTATAGGAATGGTTCAACATATGGAACCGCTGTAACTATATCTGCTTTTTCTGGCCCGTTTACTTTTCAAACAGGCGCAAACGGCGCTACCTGCACAATTAACGCCAACTTTGGCCAGCAACCATTTCGCGGAATGTATGTCTCCGGCTCTGGCTCATCTTTTGTCGGAACAGGCGCTCCACCATCCGGCTTCCGCCCACTAAATACCAATAATCTCCCGTCGCCCACGATCCCGAATGGGGCGAGGGTGATGGCGGCGGTGACGTGGAATGGTGACAATGCGTCTCCGCGTTCATTAGTTCCATCGTCAACTAACAGTGGCAATAATCCGTTAGGCACGACATTCCAGCCAGATTTCGTATGGGTAAAAAATAGAACTAGCGGGCTTTACTGGAACGTATTGTTTGACAGCGTTCGCGGCGCTGGAAATCAGCTTTCGTCAAATCAAACAGATGCAGAGTTAGCAAGCGCATCAAACATAGCGGGTAAGGTATCCGCGTTTAACGCTGATGGCTTTTCGGTTCTTTCCGGCTCATCCGGTATTTTAAGTGTCAATGGAACAAGCAATAGTTATGTTGGCTGGCAATGGAAAGCTGGCGGCTCCACGCCAACGACAGGCACAGGCACTGGCGGTATAACAAATGTGCAATACAGCGCAAATGTTTCGGCTGGTTTCTCTATTGTAACTTATACTGGATCTGGGGCTAATGGCACTGTAACACACGGTCTTGGCGCTACGCCAGCATTCATTATGATTAAGGACAGGGGTAGCTCCTCAAACGGCGGCGTTGTATATCACACTAGCCTTGGCGCTACGCAATATTTGCAATTGTTTATTACAACTACTGGCAGCAATGGTTATGCATCAGACAATACTATGTTTAATGGCGGATCTCCAACTTTCAATTCGTCAGTATTTTCTGTTGGCACAAATGTAAGAACAAATACAACTGATAATTATATAGCCTACTGCTGGGCCCCTGTCAGCGGGTATTCGGCGATGGGGAGTTATACGGCAAATGCAAGCACGGACGGACCTATGGTCTTTCTTAATTTTAGACCTAGATTTATTTTACTTAAAAATACAACTCGTGTTCTGGATTGGATTATTTATGACAGTTCTAGAGATTTATATAATACAGAAACGCAACAGCTATACCCAAATTTGAGCAGCTCCGAAGCTAGTGGGGCAAACATAGACTTTTTGTCTAACGGTTTTAAAATTCGTGCAGGCAGCGGTTCCGGCATCAATAATACATCTGGTGATGTCTACATCTATGCCGCCTTCGCGGAAAATCCATTTCGCATGGCGCTCGCCCGTTAGGAGAACAACGTGTTTATTCTCGACAACAAAATCCTCCCGCTCGACACACAGTTCACTGTCGATGGAATTTTATACCCGCCAAATTGGCTACGTCTGGCAAGCCCAGAGGATCGCGCGCGTATTGGCATTACTGAGGTGCCAGACTATCCGCGTCCAGATGATCGCTTTTACTGGGTTACGCAAAACGCAGACTTTACATGGAATGCTATTCCAAAAGATTTGGATATGCTGAAAAAGTCTTGGTCGTCGCAGTTTAAGCAAATTGCTTACACATCGCTTTTGCAATCTGATTGGATGGTCGTTCGCAAGACAGAGGCAGGAACAGAAATCCCCGCCGATTGGTCAAGCTACCGCGAGGCGGTTCGCACAACATGCGCGCTGGCGATAACTGATATGGAAGCGACGACAGACATTGACGCATTCATTGCGTCTGTTAATGCAGTTCAGTGGCCTGTGTCACCAGATCAGCAAGCTATGTTTCCTGCGCCTGTAACGCCAGAACCTATTGAGCCTGCGCCTGTAGATCCTGCGCCAACAGGACCGACGGGATAATATTTAACATTCTCAGAAGGGGGAGAATGTGCTTCCAATCGTCACTTGCACAGTGGACGGAAAATGTCTGCCCGTTCTACAGGCAAGCATCAAAGCATACGCGCCTGATGTCCCACATCTAATCTACAGTCCAAAGCAAGAGACATCCGCCAAGTCATATGACGTCGCGCTAAAAATAGCTTTTCAAGAATATGATGAAGTAATCGTCTGCGCTGATGATCTGGTTTTAACGCCTGATAGCTATCGCCTGTTATGCGAAGACATCAACAATCTAAAAGCAATACACGGCGATAAGCTTGGCATTGTCGCGGCGCATACGGACTTCACGCGCTACACGCAAAACATACGCTATCAGCAAGCGCCAACTGATAAATTGGAATATGGCAAATGGTCTTGGGAGCATGAGTGCCGCCCCGTCAAAAGACTAAGCCCAATCTTCCATTATCTCTCAAAGAAAATGTATGAGGATACATTTTTGCCGCCAATTGAGTGGTATAGCGACGACGTCATGTGCGAGGATTTAAATGCGAAAGGATACACGCATTATATTTCTCGCGCTTATGTGCATCATGCTGGCTCGCAGACATTAGGACAAAACACGCAAAAGTTGCATGACGACGCCATGCCGTGGCTGATAAAGAACCGCCCACAATATTTGGATCTATTTTTTGGAGAAGGGGCCAGAAAAAAGATGGAAAAAAAATTAAAGATCGCAGTCTATACGATCACGAAAAACGAAGAGCAATTTATTGAGCGTTGGGCGCAATCGGCCAAAGACGCAGACTTGCTTCTCATTGCCGATACTGGCTCAACAGACGACACGGTCAAAATTGCAAAAGAAAATGGAGTAACCGTTCATGATATTTGCGTAACGCCTTGGCGCTTTGATCACGCTAGAAACTCCTCCCTCATGCTTATCCCAAAAGATTATGACGTCTGCATTTGTCTTGACGCAGATGAGGTTATGGAGCCCGGCTGGCGTGAAGAAATAGAGCGCGTCTGGGTTCCGGGAGAAACGACGCACTTACGCTATAAGTTCGATTGGAGCTTGGGTATCGTTTTCTATTCAGAAAAGATCCACGCGCGCCACGGCTATTATTGGTGGCACAGCTGCCACGAGCACATACGCGCCGACTTGCGGATCACGGAGGTGTGGGCCCACACAGACTTTTTGCTCATAACCCACCATCCTGACCCGACAAAAAGCCGGGGGCATTACATGGAGACGCTGGAGCTATCGGTCAAAGAAGACCCGCATTGCCCCAGAAACGCCTTCTACTACGCGCGTGAGCTTTATTTCCATAACCGCTACGAAGAGGCAATAACGGCGCTTGATCGCTACCTTAAAATGCCGGAAGCGGTTTGGGTCAACGATCGATGCTACGCCATGCGCGTTTTGGGTCAATGCTATGCGGCGCTTGGCGATCAAATTGCCGCAGAGGCTTGGTATCACAAGGCGGCAGCTGAAGCGCCGCATACGCGCGAGCCTTGGGTGGCATTGGCAAAATTATATTATGAGCAACATAAATGGGCAGAAAGTTATGGTGCCGCAACGCGCGCCCTATCTATTAAAAATAAGGAATTAGTTTATACTACCGAAGCGGCTTCTTGGGGGTCTCTCCCGCACGATCATGCCGCGATTGCGGCGTATCGTCTTGGGATGACGGAAGTAGCGATTGAACAGGGCAAGCTCGCCTGTGAGCTTGATCCAGACGATAAGCGACTACAGGAAAACCTCCTGTGGTATACGGGCGAGAAAACATGATGGACTTCCAAACCATACTCAATTTCGGCCTTGGCGTGGCTGTAGCGGTTTTTGGCTGGTTTGCAAGAGAACTTTGGGTAGCTGTTAAGGATTTAAAGGAAGACATCCACAAGATCGAAGTTGAGCTCCCAAGTCATTATCTCCGCAAGGATGAGTTTGCCGAAGCCATGAAAGAAGTCAAAGAAATGCTCGGCAAGATATTCGACAAGTTAGACGATAAGGCCGATAAATGAAGGAAAATTATCCGCAAGCTCTTAGGCAAGTCTTAAAATATGAAGGCGGCTACGTTGATCATCCAAAAGATCCGGGCGGCCCGACGAATAAGGGCGTTACGCAAGCAGTCTATGATGCTTGGCAAAAGAAAAACGGACTCCCAACCCAAAGCGTTCGCAATATCAGCGATGCTGCTGTGGCGGCAATTTATAAACAGCAATACTGGGATGCTATTTCTGGAGATGATCTGCCCTCTGGCGTTGATTTTGCTGTGTTCGATTATGCAGTAAACAGCGGCGTTTCTCGCGCAGCCAAAACTCTTCAAGGTATTGTAGGCGTTACGCAGGATGGGCAAATCGGCCCTGCAACTATACAGGCCACCAAGACCTATATCGCCATGACCGTTACCAATAAGCGCCTAGCGTTTATGCAAAGCCTGTCCATTTGGTCTACTTTTGGCAGAGGCTGGTCTGCGCGAATCGCTGATGTAAAGAATCAAATTTTGGCTTTAACGAAATAGGGGAATCAAATGGGTATTTTCAAAAATCTTCTGACAACTATTCCTGGCATTCTCACACTGATCACGGTTGGCATTCAAGCTTGGCAAACCAAGACGCTTGATTGGCCAGCACTTCAAAATGCTTTGATTGGCATTGGTCTAGTTGCCGCCAAAGACTTTAACGTTACTGGCAAATGATCTACGCCATCCTGACGCTTATCGGCAGTCTATTTGCGGCCGCCGGTAAAATGTTTGATTGGCTATATGCCAAGAACCTTGTTGATGCGGGTAAGACGCAGCAACAGGTGGCAGACCTAAAGGCTCAGATTGATGCGGCACACATTGCTCTCGAAGCCCGTCTTGCTGTTGAGCGCGAGCGCCAGCTTAATCCTGGCGGGGTGCGCGACGACGATGGATTCAAGCGCCCCGATTAGTCAGCAGGCAACATTTTGCGCAACAGCAAAGCCCATTTACTGGAGCTCAAGAGACACAGACCCAACGATTTGGGAAGCCAAAGAGCACAACCGGATCGGAAAGGAGCTATGCGGATGGGGACGCAAGTAGCTTTCGGACCCTGTCTTATGGTAAACTGCCCTAAATTATGGGGTTCTAGATGACGACAGGTCTTAGTTTTAATGGCACGCCGGCTACCGGCGCAAATTATCTTAAACAAATTGCCACGATGGCGGTCGTCGATACGACTGATCCAAACTTTCTGACCATCCTGCCGGCAATGATTACCTATGCTGAAAACCGCATTTATCGCGATTTAGACTTTCTATTCACGTCAATCTCAACAACGTCCTACACCCTGACGACAGGCAATAGGCAGCTGTCGGTTCCAGCTGGAACCTTTGTTGTCCCCGAGCAAATTAACGTATTAACGCCGATCGGCGTGTCTGACCCTAACGCGGCAATACGATATCCTCTTTTGCCGACGACAAAAGAATTTCTAGACGCCGTTTATGGTGATTATACCTACACGGCGATGCCAAAATATTTCTGCCCATTTGATGATTATCTTTTCTACGTCGGCCCTTTCCCTGATCAGGACTATACTGTCGAGATAGTTGGCACATATCGCCCACAAAGTCTTGGTCCTGGCGCGGCTGATGCGACATTTTTGGCAAATTACCTAACTTATACAGGCGCTGCGTATCCTAATTTTGCCAGCACAACGACAACGACTTTTATCAGTCTTTACCTGCCTGAATTAATGATATTGGCGAGCATGATCTATATTGCTGCTTATCAGCGCAATTTCTCGAGCGCGCAAGGCAATGATCCGCAAATGCCAATTACATATGAAACGCAATATCAAGCATTGTTAAAGAGCGCGATGTCCGAGGAAAACCGCAAGAAGTTCGAGGCTGCTGCCTGGTCTTCTCAAGGTTCTTCTTCAACAGCAACGCCGACACGGTGATATAGATGCCGCATTCAACGCTCAAGCTTATTCCTGGCGTAGATCAGAATCGCACGCTTGCATTGAACGAAGCTGCGATATCTGAAAGCAATCTTATACGTTTTATTCCTGATAAGCAGAATATTGCCCTTGTTCAGAAACTAGGCGGATGGGTCAAATATTTTAATGCTTCTCTTCCGACTGTCGTCAGGGCTTTATGGGCCTGGGAAGATACAAACGCAACGACGTATCTTGGCGTTGGCGCAGAAGGCGATGCAAATAACGGCGCTGGCCTCTCTGTTATTTCAAACGGCCAGAGAACAGTATTAACGCCAACCATTACCGAGCTTGATCTTGGCATTTATACGCAATCTGCAAGTATTTATACGCCGTTTTTCTTTGCTTGCACCGGAGCTGCTTCTGGGTCAACGGCGACCATACAAATCACGGGTTACCATTTCTTTGAAATAGGCGACTATGTATATATTACTGGCATGTCGAACTCTTATTACAATGGATCATTCGTTGTAACGGCTGTTCCTGCCTATAATCAGTTTCAATTCACGATCTCCACCCTTGCAGCTGCTACAGCTACGGGCGGAAGCGTAGGCTATGGAAATGGCTTCGTTACAAGAGCGGGCTCGGCAACAGTAGATGTTTATATCCCAGGGTCTAATCTTAATAGCTACAGTTCAATTTATATTAAGACGCCAATAAGCGTTGGCGGCATTGTCTTGTTTGGTCTGTATCGAACTCAATACGTCAGTATAAATAATTTCCAGATTACGGCTCGAGACGCTTTAGGCGATCCACAACCTGCGGTCACTAATTCAGCGTCAGTAAATCCTGGCTTGGGCAATATGCCTGTGTTCAGATTTACGAATGAACAATCCATAGTTTATGTTTATTTTCCCGATCATAATTATCAGGCTGGAGATATATTCCCAGTAATTGATACCGTTAACGCAGGAACAGTTCGCCTGCTTGGCAACTATACAGTTTTAAATGTTGGTGATGAAAACGGTGCTAACACAACAACGCAATTTAGCATTGGCGCTGATAATACAGCGACTCGAATAAATCCAATTCAATTTACAGGGACTGGCACTGTTGCGTCTGTTCGCGTCTCTCTTGGATATGGTGTTACAAGAGGAGATTCAATTACAATTATAGATTGCCCTACGGCTGGCTATAATGTTACTAATGGTCGCGTTGTCGATGTCACGACAACATCAACTTATACAGAAATAAAATATCTCAGTTCAGCGACTGGAACAGTTGATAGTTCAACTCCAGGATTTTCTGCCTGTTTGTTATTGGTGACATACGCCTTATCAAATGCTGGTTTTGCCGACATTATTGTTTATCGTTCGCCCGCTCCTCTTCCGACGGGCACAGGTTTTGGCGTTGGTGGATACGGCGTTGGCGGTTTTGGTAATGGCGTTATTCCGCCAAGCCCTTCAGCTGCAACAACGGCAACATCTGGAACCGGATCTGTCGTAACGATCACATATAATTCGACAAACTTATTTAATGTTGGCGATCAAGCCTTAATAAGCGGCGTGACGCCAGCGGGCTATAATGGCCTTTATACGGTAGCAACTATACCGGCGACTAATCAGATTACGTTTGCAGGCACGACGATTGGAGCTCAAACAGTTGCTGGCACTATTACCAATCTTACAACTGCTGGCGCACCAATCACTGTCACAGACTGGACGCTCGACAACTGGGGTTCAGATTTCTTGTCATGCCCTGTTGGTGATGGCATATTTATTTGGAGCCCGGATACAGGTTCTTCTCTCGCGTCAATTATTGCAGAAGCTCCGCCTGTAAACGATGGCATGTTTGTCGCCATGCCTCAGCGTCAAATTATTGCCTGGGGCTCTACATTTACCGGCATTCAAGATCCACTGTTGATCCGTTGGTGCGACGTTAATGATTACACATCATGGATTGCGCTGCCGACTAATCAGGCTGGATCTTATCGCTTGCCGCGCGGGTCTCGAGTTGTTGGCTGTATCCAAGGCCCGCAACAGGGTCTCGTTTGGACTGATCTAGCCGTGTGGGCCATGCAATATGTTGGCCCTCCCTACGTCTATCAGTTCAACGAATTAGGCACAGGCTGCGGTCTTATTTCACGCAAAGCAGCTGCTTCTATGAACGGCATTGTTTACTGGATGAGCCAAAGCCAGTTCTTCATGCTAGGCGCAAGCGGCGTTGAAATTATACAGTGCCCGGTATGGGACGTTATTTTCCAGGATCTTGATACAAGTAATTTAGACAAGATCCGCGTTGCGCCTAATTCTCGCTTCAGTGAAATTACTTGGTATTATCCAACAATGAGCAACGGTGGCGAAGTAAACGCCTACGTTAAATATAATATTGCGCTTCGTCAGTGGGACTTTGGCACGCTTTCAAGAACCGCCTGGATCAATCAATCTGTGCTAGGTCCGCCAATTGGTGCCGGCATCGACGATCAAGGAACATATTACATTTATCAGCATGAAACGGGTCAGGACGCCGATGGCGTAGCAATGAATAGTTCGTTCCAGACTGGTTATTTTGTCTTGTCTGATGGCGAATTTAAATTGTTCGTTGATCAGGTATGGCCTGACATGAAATGGGGCCTATACAACGGCAACCAGACTGCGCATATATTGCTTACATTCTATGTGACGGACTATCCCGGTCAGACGCCAAGAACATATGGTCCTTACAACATATCAATAGACACAGAATTTATCTCTCCTCGTTTCCGCGGTCGCCTTTTATCGATAAAGATACAAAGCGATTTAAATGAAACGGGAACTTTCTGGCGTCTTGGAGCCATGCGGTATCGCTTCGAACAAGATGGGAAATTCTAATTGGCTACGCTCGACGATATTCTCACGACACAGAAAAATGGCGTTGTCGCCATCAACAATCTATCCCAATCTTTGGGATCATTTTATACGAGCTATGTTTATTTATCAGGTGAGACAACTTCTGGATCTATTACATCAACAACAGCTCAAACTGCTGCTCGAGGTTCAGGAAGATTTGTCTCTTACACGACAGCAGCGACTGCCGGCTCCACGGCAGGGCTTATTTATGACTCTGTTTCGTTTGCGACAACGAGCGCAACGGGCACGGGGTCAATTGCGACCGTTGGCTATGCTGGCGTTAACGCATTTAAAGTGAATGACAGAGTTGCAATTTATAACATGACGCCTATCGGATATAATACAACATCAGCGGTTGTGACGGCTGTTGATACAACAAATAATACATTTTCATTTAGCAATGCGACGACTGCTGCGCAGACCATTGCTGGCATTGTCTTCAAAATTTACGATTATACGACCGACAGAAATTTGCTTTTATCGTCCTTGAACGGCACGCTTGCGACATATCCAATCAATGTCAATTTCACTTATGGTCTTGTGGCTATTCCAGCCGCAAGTCAGTTTGTGAATATAACCTATTCGCTTTCATAGGGTGAAACATGCCACTTCTTAAAGGCAAGAGCCAAGAAACGATTAGCTCAAACATCAGGGAAATGATGCATGCCGGCCACCCGCAGCAGCAAGCGATTGCGGCTGCCTTGAGCCAGTCCCGGCGAGCTCGCGCGGAAGGCGGCGTAAGTGAAAAAATTCATGTTGGTCCTATTCACAGTAATGTTGCTGGCCGCACTGATCATCTTCCAATTAATGTTCCTTCAGGTTCCTACGTCATCCCCGCCGACATTATCTCGGCAATGGGTGAAGGGAACACGATGGCCGGGTTCAAATATGCCAATACCGTCTTTGGTGTCCAACAAAACAGCCCCGAGCACGAGCCGGTTGAAATAGTTGCGGCTGGCGGCGAGTATGTGATTACTCCAGAGAATGTTGCTAACAGAATTGGCGGCAGCGATGTCGACGCAGGGCACAAGAATCTTGATGAGTTTGTTCAAGACTATCGAGCCAAAACAATCCAAACGCTTAGTAAGTTGCCAGGTCCAAAGCGCGATTAAAGGGGAATCGCATGTCAGAAGAGATCCATGTAAGAGTTGCTACGCCTGAAGACTTTGACGGCGTTATGCGTCTTGCGTCTCAGGTTTCAATGGAAAATGGTTTATTTGCGCCGACATTAGAGATGGTTGCTGGAGAAATCTGGGCTGCTCTTCACGGCGATCACGGCATTGTTGGCGTGATAGGCAATACGGGAGAACAGCTCGAGGGCTTCGTGCTTCTCCGGGTTGGCAATACATGGTATAGTCAAGAAGAGATCATTGAAGAAAAGACGGTTTTTGTCAGCAAAAAGTTCAGGAGCGCAAAGGGCGGTCGTGCCAGGAAGCTCTGCGAATTTAGCAAAAAAGTTGCTGATCAATTAGGTCTTCCCCTGCTGATTGGCATTTTGTCTAATCAGCGGACGCAGGGCAAAGTAGAAATGTATAAAAGGGTTTTTGGTGATCCTGCCGGCGCTTTCTTCCTTTATGGGGCGCATACTGGCGCGTGGAACAAGAATAGCCAGTCTGGCATAGGCGGAGAGAAATAAATGTGCGGTGGCGGCAAAGGCGTTCAGCAGACATCACAGCAGGTTGCTTATCCTTCTTTTCCTGCCGCGACTGGTTATTCGACGGCGATGGACAAGATATCGCAAGCGACGTCCCAGCCATTCCAGAAGTATAGTTCTGATCCCAACGCATATGTTGCGCCGCTGACCTCTACCCAGACTGGAGCCATCCAAAATGTGACCGGCCTCCAGGGCATGACGGACCCTTACTATCGCACAGCTGGCGTTATGACGCTTGCCGGGGCTGCTCCTGTTAGCCGTCTCGGCAGCGGTCAAATCCAGGAATATATGAACCCTTATATGGCGCAGGTTGTTGACCCTGTGCAGAATGCTCTTCGCCAACAATTTGGTCAGCAATTATCGCAGCAACAGACACAGGCTATTAAAGCCGGGGGTCTTGAGCACGGTCGCTCTGCCGTTGAGCGCGCTCTTCTTCAGGGGCAGCAAGGTCTGGCGCTAGGGCAGGCATTGAGCCCTCTCTATCAAACCGGCTATGGGCAAGCTCTTCAGACGGCTCAAGGCCAGCAAGGTATCGAGGCCGCCAATCTGCAACGCCTCCTGGGCGCTGGCGCACAGGCTGGCGGCCTTGGCACCGCGGCTCAGCAGGCAGCTCTTCAGCAGGCTTCGGCTCAGTTGCAGGCTGGCACGCTTGAGCAGCAGACCCAGACGGCCCAGAAACAGGCCCTCTATAACGAGTTTCAAAAAGAGCGCATGTATCCTCTGCAGACGGCGCAGCTCTATGCACAGACAGCTGGAGCCCTTGGACCACTCATGGGGTCAACATCTCAGGGCTACCAGCAAATGCCGTTCTTTGGTGGCTTTGCTGCCGACGGTGGCGCGATCCATGGCTACGACGAAGGTCTTGGCGGAGCTCGCATGGGCGGCGCGGTTGATGAAGCTGGCGATTACGCCCGTGGCGGCTATGCCCACGGCGGCATAGGCGCACATCTTCAATACACTGACATGACTGACCCGAATGCTGCTGAAAAGCGCAAGATGGATAATCTTCTTGCAAGCCAGCAGGCATCCTTGATGGCGGGTCTTGATACGTCTGGCGCTGAATTTCCTACGGGTGAAATTCGTCCTGGCCGGTTATTAGAGGCAAGCGGATTGCCAGAGCGCAGACAAGGTATTGTTGAGCGCGGACTAAAGGCGGCTGTTAGCGACCCTAGTGCAGCCTATGAGAAGGCTAAAGGTCTCTATGAAGGTATGGGTAAGGCGAAAGATATTTTTAACTTCGCTACAGGCTCCACATCTCCTTTTGCATATCATTTTGCCGAAGGCGGCGACGTTCATAGCGATGCCATGCAGGACTTATTGAGCAATCCTATTCAGGTCTCTAAGCCACAGCAGCCACAGCAGGCCCCTCAAGAGCAAAAGAGCGGTCTTCTAGGCGGCTTGATGAAGGCTGGCGCTGGCATGGCTGCTAACTATTTCTTGCCTGGTTCAGGCCCGCTTGTTTCAGCTGGCCTTGGCGCAATGGGCATGGCGTATGGAGGTCGTGCTGGATATGAAGAGGGCGGCCCAGCTGAAGATGATTTTTTCAAAAGGGGCATTCAAGGCGCTGAATCTGCTCATCGCCAGTTTGACAAATATGGCCGCACGCTAACATCCCCCAAAGGCGCGGAAGGTATCTCGCAAATTATGCCGGGAACAGGCCCAGAGGCGGCCAAGCTTGCTGGCCTCCCATACGATCGTCAGAGATTAAGATCCGATGAAGAATACAATTCCGCTCTTGGTCAGGCTTATTTCAATAAGCAGCTTAAAGATTTTGGCACAGAAGAGCTCGCCGCTGCTGCATATAATGCAGGCCCCGGCCGTGTTCGTCAGGCTTTAGCAAGAGCAGAGCGCGAAGGCGGCGACGTCATGAGCTATCTACCTGCAGAAACTCGCGCATATGTTCCAACTGCCATGCGCAAAGCCGGGCTTGATCAAGGTTCCTTTGGTGAAAGGATTTCTGGTCTTGGACCGCGTGAGCGTTCGATGATGGCGATGTATCCCGATCGTCCAACATCTGAAACATCTGGGCCTCAAGCAGGCTTGGGATCTGCGCAGGTAAGAGAAAAAGGCTTTATGGAACGCACGCAAGAGCATCCAGAAAGCTTGATCTTGCCAGTGCTGCAAGGCCTTGGCGCTATGGCCGGGTCCAAAAACCGTTATGCTCTTGGCGCTCTTGCGGAAGGCATTGGCGCTGGTGCTGGCACCTACATGGATACGCAGCAGAAAATGGCTGATGTCGCCAAGCGCCAGCAAGAAGTTGCAACAGAAAGCGCAGCTACAAGAGAGCGCGAAGCTCTTGCTGATCGTCAGATCATGGAGACCAAAAAAGTTCGTGCGGACATGTATCAATTTGTCCCTGTCCCTGGCACTGGCGTTTATGTCATCGATAAGTCTGATCCATTCCAACAGTGGAAACTTATTACAGACCCAGATCAAAACGCATTGCCAGGTTCTGAGCATATTGTTGAGGAAGCTAAAAGGCAGGGGGCTATCCCTTCTTCTAAAGGTCCCGGCACCACAGAAACTACTCCTGGCGCGCGGCCTCCAGCCACTGTTCCTGGGAAGCCAGCGGCAGCGCCTGTAGAAGAAGCACACCCTTGGGAATGGCAAGCAACGACTAGAGTCCCTTCGTCGTATAAATTGCCATACGGCCTATCAACTGCATTGACGCCTGGAGCTCCAGAAGCAGAATTGGCGACAGCTCAGAAAAAACAATCTGAGGCGCAAGATCAGGCGGCAGAAGCAAACCGCAGGTTAAGAACAATTTCTGAAATGGAGCACGCGATTAAATCGATTAAATCGCCAGTGCTTGAGCCGGGTAAATTTGGAAATGAACGAGTAGGGATTGCTCGAGCAATTAATGACGTAACTAGATTGCTCACTGGTAAAGACGCTTTTAATCAAGCTGAACTCAGCTCGACTGAGCTTG